CAAGACCAAGCAGAAGTGCAAGAGTATGTAGCCCAGAACCAAGAGGCTCTGACAATAGACCAAGAGCAAGTAGATACATACAACCAGTCAATTGATGACATAGAGACGCACGCTAATGCTGCTGGTGCATTCTTGGGTGTTGCTGCTAACTCAGAAGCAGTAGCGTTCCTACAGACTGGTGCAGAGAACAACAATGTAAATGCAAACAACAGCACATTGTCATACAGCGCGTCTAACCAAAGAGTAACTGTCGCTTGGGAAGGCACAAATAACGCCACAGCGGTATACGTCAATGGTACTAACTTTGGCATGGATTTCTATAAAAGTACCGAAGAGATTTATGCGGCTGGCGCAGAGTCTGAGTTATACCTTACTGGCCCAACACATACAGGATACAAATGCTTTATGACAGGCGAGGACTGTGAATCGTGAGCCTTGCTGAGACTGAGTTAACAATAGGCGGCACATCGTTTAAGGGTGTCTACATCGCCATCTTATTAAGCCTCGCAACTACTCTTGGTGGTGGCGTATGGACAGCAAGCTCTTTGTATTCACGGCTAGAGGCAGTAGAGTCTCAGAAGATTCCTGACATCGCACCGCTGGAAGAGAAGATACTGCTGGTTGAGCAAGAGCTTCAAGCGAACAATGTAAGTCAACTGCAAGGTAAACTGTCTGAGCTGGGTGTAAACCTTGTGACGATAAAAGACCAGCAATCTAGTCTGCTGGATATAAAGACCAAGGTAACTGACCTAGATAAAGACATAGAAACAATGAAGGCTCAAGTTACTGAGTCAAAGTTAATTGCTGAAGGCGTTGACGGGTTCTCTAAAAGTATAAAAAACATTGAACGAGAAATCGAAGACCTTTGGAGTGGTATGGACTACATTTCCAACCCTTTAAAATAAGGAAGTAACAATGGTTGAAGAAACTAAACAGGCAATTGACGTAGCTGCTGCATCTACTGCTGTCTTATCCCTAGCTGCTTGGTTACCGCCAACAGCTTCTTTGTTAACAATAGTATGGATGGCTCTGAGGATATATGAGTCCGAAACTGTACAGAAACTTGTACATGGTGACGATACAAAGGACTCTAAGTAAGTTTTATATTGACTTTTAACTAAAAATAGTGTATAATATATGAGTATTTTAGCTTCTTTAGTACAACCAGTAACTACTCTTTTAGATAAATTCATCGAGGATAAAGACAAAAAGAATGCCATTGCTTTTGAGCTTGCTACTATGGCTGAAAAACATGCTCAAGAACTTGCAAAGGCACAGCTTGAAGTTAATAAAACTGAAGCAGCGCATAAAAATCTTTTTGTTGCAGGTTGGAGACCAGCTGTTGGTTGGGTTTGTGTGTTGGGAATGGCGGGTAATTTCTTGGCTATACCAATGGCAAACTTTGCGCTGGCTCTTTCCGGTTCTGAGATCGTCGTTCCCCTTATAGAGTTGTCAACTATGATGCCTGTACTAACGGGCATGTTAGGTTTAGGTGCTATGCGTACCATAGAGAAACGCTCAGGCGTACAGAGAGATAAATAATGGTCAATCCTTTAGCTAGTCCTTTTGATGTTGAACGTGAAGATGTGTTTGCTTTAGAGCAGCCACAAGAGCGCACAGCTGCCCCTCAGCCACAACGTGCAGAACTCCCGGGATTAATTAAAGCTCGTCAATACGAAGCACCTGAGCAAGCTTTGGGTGGACTAGCCAGTTTTGTAGGACGTACAGGTCAACAGGCTAGAGCATTGACTGATTTACGTACAGAAGCTCAAGACTTCTCTGGTATGTTTGGAGATGTCAACAAGTTTAGACAGTCACCTAGAGCCGTTGAACAAGCGTTCTCTAAAGAGACTGACGCTAACATTGTAGATTATGTCTCTAAGAATAAGATACCAGCATTTAAAGAAGTGGATGGTCAGCGGTTCTATCTTAACACAGGTACTGCCGGTAGCCTAGCTGAGGTAGCTGGAGAGAAGCGTAAGGGCGGTGGTAAGTACGAGGCGTTTGGCCCTGTTGGTACATACTCCGCACAGTGGGTCGAGAATCCTCCGCTATCTACAAACCCTATTATTAATTTCATGGCAGCTGCTATCCCGGGTGGCCAGTTAATGCTCACGGCAGCAAAAGCAGCCGACGGTGTGAAGCTATCTCCTATGGAAATCGCCAACACTTTGCTAGGTGGTTTAGAAATAGCTGGTGTTGTTCAACCGCCTTCAGTAGGCGCCATGCCTACAGGTCAAGCAGGCACGGGCATAGCTGACGCAGGTAAAGGGTTGTTTGGTAAAACTTATGCACAAACACAACAGGCCCTTAAAACTGCTGCTGCTTTGTCTGAAGGAAACATCGGTGGTGTACTGATGGCTGGCTTCGGGGATAAAATAATCCCAGAGGTTTTAGAAAGAGCTAAAGTTAATCCAGAGACTTTAGAGAACTTAGGTATAACACCTGACGACTTTAACGTCGCTCTACAGAAAACTGTTGAAGCAGTGATTGATGGTCAAGACGTTAAGGATGCCATGCTTCTAGGCTTTGGCACTTACGTTAAAGAAGGCGGTAGTCTTGGCCTTGACTTACCCGACATCGACCTACCCAGCATTGAAGGGCTTAGTGCTATAGAAGATGCTGTTAGAGAAATGGGTAGTAAAATAGATGACGAGTTGTTCCAGCCGATTGCTCAGAGTGATTTTGTTAAAGAAACATTGCCAGCCTTTGAGGATACTATCCGTGAAACTGTCAATCCTTTAGACGACTGGGTTGATGATATAAACCTCCCAGACTTCCCTGACTTACCTAATATTCCTATGGAAGGAACAACACAAACAACAGTAGCCTCACCTACTAGAACTACTGATTCTTTATTTAATAATGAACTGTTTAAATTTAAAACTGAAATAGGTGTAGACCTAGAACCTTATGAATACATTGATTTATATGATAACGGTCTTGAAATAAATACTTTAAACGAGCCTGAAGATCTTAGACGTGCTCGTGAACTTGGCTTAAAGGCGTACTCTTTCTAATGACTTACTTACAACTTGTAAACAGCGTACTACGTAGACTTCGTGAAGATGAAGTAGATACTGTGTCAGCTAACAGCTACTCTAAATTAATCGGAGAGTTTGTTAATGACTCCAAGCGCACAGTGGAAGATGCTTGGGACTGGACTGCTTTGCGAAACACACTCACTGTAACAACTACTGAATCCGGTTTTAACTACACCTTGGTTGGTTCCTTAAACCGTATGAAAGTGTTAGACGTTATTAACGATTCCTCTAATTGGTTTATGCAGTACCGTGGCTCTACGTGGATGAACAACGCTTACTTGGTAGAAGATGCTCCAACAGGCGCTCCACAGTTTTATAGCTTTAACGGTATTAACGTAGACGGTGACAATCAGATTGACCTGTACCCTAAGCCTGACGGTGAGTACATCTTACTCTTTAACGTCGTGTTACGCACAGGTGATTTGTCAGCGGATACCGATAGAATAAACATTCCGCATTCTCCTGTTGTACAAATGGCGACAGCATTAGCTGCTCGTGAGCGAGGAGAGACTGGCGGCACCAGTGCAGCAGAACTATTTGCATTGGCAGATAATACCTTGGCAGACGCTATCGCTATTGATGCGTCACAACATCCTGAAGAGACTATCTGGACTACTTGCTAATGGCTCAACAATTACAGAATATTACAGTAGCGGCACCGGGCTTCTTTGGGCTTAACACTCAAGACTCCCCCATAGGACTCAACCCCTCTTATGCTTCTGTTGCTGATAACTGTGTAATAGATCAGTACGGTCGTGTAGGAGCACGTAAAGGCTTTACTCCTGTCTCCACTAACGGGGCTTCTTTGTTAGGCTCTAGTCGTGGCATTGAAACAGTTTTTGAATCTATCGACACTAGCGGTGATAAAGTAGTTTTTTCTGCTGGTAACAATAAGATATTCTCAGGTACTACTACACTTACTGATATAACTCCTGTAGGCTACACCCCCACAGCTAACAACTGGAAAATAGTAGAACTAGCAAATCATGTTTACTTTTTTCAAAGGGATCACGAGAATTTAATTTATACAGATGAGTCAGGTACTGGCGTTTTAAATACACACAGTGGACATGCTCATTCTACAGGAACTCCTCCGCAAGCCAATGAAGTTCTGTCTGCTTATGGTCGCCTTTGGGCAGCAGATATAACAGGCAACAAACATACAGTTTATTGGTCTGACACGCTTCTTGGTCATCACTGGAATGGAGGGACTTCTGGCTCTCTTGATCTTACAACTGTTTGGCCTACAGGTAATGACGAGATTGTAGCCTTGGCTGCACACAATGGTTTCTTGATTATCTTTGGTAAGAAATCTATTGTTGTTTATTCTGGTGCTGCCTCTCCTGCTACCATGGTACTCAGTGATACAATAGAAGGCGTAGGCTGTATCGCTCGTGATTCCGTACAACACACAGGCACTGATGTCTTATTTTTGTCAGACTCTGGTGTTCGTAGTTTTGGTAGGATCATTCAAGAAAAGTCTTTACCTATGCGAGACGTTAGTAAAAACGTCCGTAATGACTTGATTAAAGCAGTAGCTGCACAGACTAACCCTATTAAGTCCGTTTATAGCGCAGAGGAAGCCTTCTACCTGCTTTCCTTTAGTGAGTCTGGGGTAACCTACTGCTTCGATATGCGAGGCCCTCTGGACGAATCTGGGGCCTACAGAGCCACTACATGGTCTAGCATTGATCCACTAGCTATGGCCCGTTTAGCTGACGGTTCTCTGTACTTTGGCAGGCCTGATGGCATCGTTAAGTATTCTGGTAATTTAGACGGTACATCTTCTTATGAGCTACGTTACTTTAGCAATCCTTTAGATTTTGGCAACGCTACTAACTTAAAGTTTCTAAAGAAGTTTAACTTGACAATCATCGGTAGTTCATTTACAGACGTTACCCTTAACTGGGGTTATGATTACTCTGCTGCTTACACTAA